TCTCCGGAGGTTACGCCATCCATGCCACCCCGCATGTAGGCAATCTGGGTCGTCCAGCATCCCACGGATGCGTCAGGTTACATCCTGCTAATGCCAAGACACTCTATGACATTGTGTCTAAGGATAGAAGCGGAACGACTATTCGGATTATCAACTGATGATAGAAATGCTGGAAATGCTAAATAGTAATGTAGGTCACGGGACTGCAATCCCCACCTACTCTAACGCTATTGGGAGCGCCAGCATGTCTATTTATCACACCCACCATATTATCCCTAAACACATGGGCGGAACAGATGATCCGTCTAATCTTATACAACTATCCATAGAAGAACACGCCGAAGCACATAGAAAACTATATGAGGAACACGGTAACGAATGGGACCGTATTGCTTGGTTAGGTCTATCGGGCCAGATTGATATGGATGAAGTGAAACATCTTGCTATCATAGAAGCGGGAAAGCAACAAGGTAGTAAGAATAGGGAAACAGGCCATATACAGAAACTTGCCAAATACAATAGTGAAAACTGGAAGAGTGAATGGTCTGCTAATGGTGGTTTCGTTCAAGGTAAAAGAAATGTGGAATCAGGCCACGCAATCAATCTTGCGAAGATGGGTGCTGATTCCAGAAGAGGTAAGAAAACTTACTTCAATCCAGAAACAAAGCAGATAAAATACTTCCATGAAGGTGAAGAACCTACTGGATGGAAACGAGGAAGAAAATGAAGTTTGATTGTGATAAATGGAAATACAAACTTGAATGGCATCGTTGGTTCGCCTGGTATCCTGTAAAGGTTGCCGAACATGATTGCCGATGGTTTGAGTATATTGAAAGAAAAGGTGAGTTGATTTATGGAGGATTTGGTGACTCTTTTTGGAACTGGGAATACAGGAGTATCGTAAAATGAACCTATTTCAACTCGGTAAGTTTACCTCACATGCAGGCAATGAACTCGATTGGAAGATTGAGTGTGATGCACTCACCGACGAAGATTGGGATTGTCTTGCTAAGATGATTAGCGAAAAGACAGAGTTTGGTTCTGTCTATGGCATTCCACGTGGTGGCACCAAACTTGCCAATGCTCTACAGAAGTATTGCTTACCTAATCATCCTATTCATCTTGTGGTTGATGATGTATGGACAACTGGCAAATCTATGCGTGAGGTAATGGTACCTGGTGACATGGGGTTTGTTGTCTTTGCTAGACAAAAGATTCCATATGACCCGGAGACTTACACTCGTGCATTGTTCACTATGGAAATTTTATGAATGAACTGGATGAAATCTTATTCGATCAACTGCATGTTGCTAGACGTATAGCAAAGAAAATGAGGAAAGCGAGAAAGGTGATGGGACCTGATCCTTACTTGCTTTCCTGTCAAGAAGCAAATGAAAATAGAATACAATATTTTGAGACTATGATTGATGATAAAACACTGTTACACAAGAAGCATAAACGAAAGAAACAACAGAACCCAGACATACTGGCAAGGAGTACCTCCTACGAGTGGTACAGAAATTTTATGGTAGTGTCCAATATCGGTTACAAGATGATGATTGACTCGTTCCAGGCCTATATGTCTTATTTCAGGAAGGACAAAGAATGAAGGCCCAAGGTACGCAGGTTCTAGGACAGATTATTGAGAGCCTAGAAAACAGTGATGTATCCTATGAAGATAGGGAACTCGTATATGAGATATTGTTAGAGGTGTTCGAGGAGTTTGAAGCAAAGAACTTAGACGAATGTTTGGATATCGATCCTGCATTTGATAAGGTGTGGAACGAAAAGTATCCACCTGAAATAGAAGAATACGAAGAATAACTATATAGGTCTATGTGGACCTATAACAACGAACCCTTTACAGAAATCCCAGACGGCTATCAAGCCTTCGTATATGTCATCACCTGTGTGCCTACAGGAAGAAAGTATATTGGGAAAAAACTATTCAAATTCACTCGCACTACCAAGAAGAAAGGTAAGCGAGTAAAGAAGCAGGTCGATTCAGATTGGCTAGATTACTATGGCAGCAATAAAGAACTTTTACACCACGTGGAAATCTTCGGTAAGGAGAAGTTCACCAGAGAAGTCATCCGTCTATGTAAGAGCAAAGGCGAAGCGTCGTATTATGAAGCGAAGGAGCAGTTCGATAGGGATGCGCTGCTATCGGAGAGTTATTACAACTCGTGGATCATGGTCCGAGTAAGAAAGTCGCATGTGAAGAAATGAAACATCTTATCTTGACATTGATGGTATTAGGTGTTATGATAACACCACATAAGATAGAAAAGAAACACAAGTATCGCACCATCTTTGACTTTGATTCTAATAAACAAGAGTTGATAGAACTTTGCTGTCCTCGGAAACCTAATCCGCTGTCGCCGTTCGAACACTTACCACATCCGCAGACTTTCTAATCTAAGTGAGGTTATAATGATTACAGTATATTCAAAAGATGCCTGTTCATATTGTGACAAGGCTATTACACTATTAAAACTCAAGGCAAAGGAACACGTTGTCTATAAGTTAGGCAAGGACTTTGACCGAGATACTATCCTGGAAATGTTTCCTAACGCCAGAACCTTTCCGATAATAACACTTGACAAAGAGTTTATCGGGGGCTATAATGAGTTAGAAAAGTTGCTAAATGAGGAAGGAAAACTGTGACGGTCTATTGTATACCCAAAGCACCACATCATTATGGAGATCTTTGGGTCAAAGTCTCCAAGCGTGGTATGGTCACGGTGATGAATCCTGCTGGTAAGTGGTGGCGAAATCGCACCTTTACTCTTGCGGAGTTTAGAAATATCTTTAAAGAAGATATGAACAACCAGGTAACACAGAAGGATAATATCCATGATCGATAAGTATGGTTTGAAGGAAGACCTTAAGAATGGAGTTGTTACCGTTGTGTTTGAAAAGACCGACGGAACTGAACGCACTATGCGGGCTACTCTTTCCGATCTATATGTTCCGCAAGTTGAGCCTGCTATGTTATCCGAGTATGACGGTAATGTTCCTAAGAACACCCGGCAGTTGAATGATAACGTCCAAGCAGTATGGGATATCGATGAAGGTGGCTGGCGCTCCTTTCGTTATGATTCCGTGAAACAACTATTGAAGGAGTAATATATGCCATGGCCTCATAAGAACAGACCTCGCAAGGGTCGTCGTAAAGTTGGATCTACAAAGCGCAAGATGCGTCGTACCAAAGGAAAGAAGGGTAAGTGATGCCTATTAATCTACCGCCGAATATCGGAGCAGATAAGATGGAACAGATGAAGAATATCCGAGTGATCAATGTCGGTCCTTCACAGACGCCTATCAACTTTATGGATGGCTTAGCCCTTCTGTTGATTGGTCTAAAACTAACTGACCATCTTGATAACTGGACTTGGATTGAGGTTCTCGCACCTCTTTGGGCACCTTTCATGTTTATGTGGCTTGTTCGCCTAGTTGTTGCGTCCTTCTTTACCGATGACGAGGAGGAAGAATAATGTCAGCCGATAATGGCATCTATGTCCTATTTACCGAGAGTAAAAAGGGACCTGAGTATCGTGTAACCTATGCACAGGCTATCGACTCCATCTATGGTAAGTTTAATGAACAGACTTTCCGTTATGAAGGTGATCTAGTGCGTATCCAGGATACCTTCGGTGAGGCTCCGGTGTTTCATACTATCAATGAAGCACTTGACTATGCCGAAGAATTAGAGCATAATTATAACTACCTAGAAGATGGTGTTTGTGTAATCAACGAGTTTAAGGACTATGGGCACCTCTTCGGATAAGGAGAAAAAAGTGAAGAAGTCAGCAACGGTCAAACGCACCCAGTTTGCAGACGAAAAGTACCTTGGTCCCGAACCCACGGTGACCGAGGACTCCACGCAAGTTGATCTTGCACATGCCTACAATTGGTTCAACTACTTCTATACAAGTGAAGATGCCAAGTCCTTCACTATCTCCTACCTAAAGTCTATCAAGTATGATAAGGCAACTATTAAAAAACTTTCTTCCGTCAAAGCAATCGACCTCAACAACATCGGATGGAACTGTAGGCTATTGGCTGCCGGTTCAGCCCTACCCGATGATGGTTGGAAAAAGATTGAAGCAAAGATTAAAGCACTCACGAAGAATGTTGTGGAAACGCCCGAAGATGAAACGGAACAGCCGGTTCAAAAAGTTGTTTCTATCCAAGATCGTATCAACAACAAAGCGTCGGACCTGATCGGCGAACTGGAAGAACAGTTAGACGTTTTCTTCCAAGAAGGAGTTATACAGTTTGACGTTAAGAAGTGGTCCCTTGAGAAGGGAATTAAACCGCAAATTGCGAAGAGGATTGCAGAACACTTCCGT